GGAACCACGAAGCCGCGATTTATCTGTTGATAACGCTTCTCAATAAGGTTGCGTCTTGCCAGGGCCTGGCCTAAAACCCAGTCCTGGCCAGGGTTGCAGCAAAGACGCAACCCAAAACGCAACCCAAAACGCAACCCTAGGTAAACTGGTTGCAATGCCAACACCAATTCGCAGCCGCCAAGGGGCGGAAATGATCGAGGCGGCGGTGGGGCCGGTAAGAAAGTGCAGTCGCCAAAATCTGGACAAGCTGTGCCGAGAGGGCGCCCTCCTGGGTAGCCCCTGCATCCTCAGGGCTAAGCCCCTGCTGCTCGATGCTGACATCTTGCTGGATGAGTACCTGGCCAAGGTGGCACCGTTTCAATCCGAGGCCAAGCAGCCCACGGCCAAGCGGGCTCAGCACCCAGCAAGGCCCAGGCCGTCGCCTAAGGCAAACGCGAAAACGTCGCCAGGTGCTCCCGATCCAATCGACGGATTGGACGATGATCCAGACACAGAAGAAGCGGACTTCAACAAGGAGCGGGCGTTGCACGAACGCGAGAAGCGTTTGATTGCTCGAATGGATCGAATGGAAAAAGCAAAAGAGCTAGCTTATATTGAAGACATGGAAATAGCCTATAACGCCGTCCTGCTGCAATTAACCACCCTAGCAAGCTCAGCCCATAAGCGAATTAAGGCAATGATCCCCCATCTTACCCACCAAGAGCTAAGCGAAATTGAAAGGATTATATCCGAGATTTTTGAGTCTGTATCTTCCAACGAGTTTGAAGAGCTACCGGAATGATTGATCGCAATATCCGAAAGATGGCCAAACGGCTTGCCGCCATGGTAAAACCTAAACCGTTTATGACGATGCTGGAATATAGCAACACTCATTATTATGTTACAAGTGCAACTGATGGCCGGCAGAAGTGGAGAACCAGGCCATATCAAGAGGATTGGTTCCTGGCGCCAACTGATCCAGAGGTTGAGTGCATGGTTTGCCAGAAGCCGTCGCGGGTTGGCTGGTCGGAGTATGTGAAAGCAGTAATTGTGTTTTTCTCGGACTGGCGCCGATCTAAGATAATGCTGGTGCAGCCTACAGATTCTGAAGTACAGAAATACAGCACCGAAGATATAGATTCAATGTTTGACGATAACCATGGAATCCCCAGGCTAAAAGGACAATTAAATAATAAAAAAACAAAAGGAGCGTTAAAAAATAGCTACGATTTTAAGCAGCTTGTTAATGGTGCGTTGATCCACTTGGTAAGCGCCGCAACGCCCCGGTCTGGTCGTCGGGTGGAGCGAAGCCCAATCCTGTTTGAAGAGCCGGCCACCTACGACAGCCCCGAAGGTGACACCATTGGAAACTTGTTTCAGCGGGCCGGTAACATCTGGGACCCGTTTTTTACGATTGGCGGCACGCCGATATACCCTAATGATTACATGGAGCAAGCCTTTAAGAAAGGCGATCAACAATATAGATATTATCCATGCCCGCACTGTAATCACTATCAACAACTGCGCTGGGAAAATTTTATAAAGGAAGGCCCTGATGAGGGGCGGATTCGCTGCGAGCATTGCGAAACCCCAATTGATTACAGCAACCTGTATTCAATGGACAAGGCGGCTGGTTGGGCCTGCCCGCTGGGCTTGGATCGCAGTAAGCAGGTGTTGCGCAACGGTGTGCCGATCTGGCGATCACAGCAGGTGGGCCCTGGCATGAGCTACCACCGGGCTGCGATGTGGCCCGAGCTGGTGGCCAGGCATCGGGTAGCGCTGGAGCAAATGAAAATGGGGAACGTGGCGCCTATGCAAACGTTTCACAACACAGATTTAGGGGTGCCGTGGGCCGATGAGATCACCAGCAAACTCACCGGCGATGGCCTGGCCGAGCGTCGCAAAAATGCAGGCTTCGGCAATGGCTACCCATGGGACGGCGAAGAATGGGACATTCCGACCGGGGTGCTGCTGCTGACCGATGGGGTGGACGTGCAGGGCGGCGGCGGCACCGTGGGCGAGCGGCTGGTTTACACCCTTTGGGGCTGGGGGGCTGGTGAGGAGGGCTGGCACGTCGCTCATTTCGAGATTGAGGGGGACCCCCAGCAGCCGGAGGTATGGGAGCAGCTAGATGTTATGAGCGAGAAACGCTGGCGCCGGCAGGACGGGGGAGAGATGCGCGTCACTTTGGGCTGTGTTGACCACGGCGGCAGGGCAAGCAAGGCCGTTGCTGATTTCTGCGCAACCAGATCAAGCCGATGGCTTGCAACAAAGGGCTCTGGTTTGAAGGGCTTGCCAATTGTTGAGCGTGGCAAGGCGGTTGCCGTCAATAAAAAAAATCAGATGATGACAAAACGCGGGCCCAAGGTTTACATCATTGGCTACGGCGCCAGCGTTGATCACCTCAGGACCATGTTGCGGGTTGAGCAACCAGGGCCTCGATACCTGCATTTTGGGCAGGCTTCCACAGATCAGTTTCTTCGGGAGCTGTTCCCTTGGGTGTACGTCCCGAAAAACCGGGCACGCACTGAATACCATTGGACCTTGCCCCCAGGCTCCCAAGACGAAGGCGGCGACTGCACGCGGATGGCCTATGTGGCACTGCTGCTGGTTTCTCGCCGTTACGCAGCAGGCACCATGTGGTCCCAGCTTGCCCGCACCCTGGGCACCCAGGCGCCGGGGACAGGAGGGGGAGGGGCGGCGCCGGCGCCGATCCGCCGCAAGACCAGTAGCTTCTGGTAGCAGGTATAATGGCGGCATGAGCTACACAGCAGATCAACTAGCGGAACTGCGGGCCTCAATGGCTAGCGGGGTTTTGAAGACCCGGTTTAGCGACGGACGAGAGATGACATTCCGCTCGCTTGCCGAGATGCAGCAACAGGAAAGGATTATGGCTGCCGAGGTGGAAGCTAACAGCCAGACTAGGCCGGTACGTCGCATTTACCAGACTTTCCAGAGAGCCTAAGTATGGGAAAACGCACTAAGGCGCAGCTGGAGAATCAATTAAAAGTTGCACAGTCTGAGCTGTATAAAGCCAATCTCAGGGCGTGGGAAGCAGGCAAGCAATCGCGTCGAACCGATGGATGGTATGAGCAAAGCCGGGGCCCTAATTCTGATCTTCGCCAAGTATTGCAGCGGATTGTATCAAGGCATCAAGATCAAGTGGACTCCGATGCGTGGGCAGACAAGGCTATTAAGGTAATTGTAACTAACTGGATCGGAGAAGGTATTATAGGCGAACCAGCTAATAAAAATAAAAGATATTCGCAAATTTACACAGATTGGGCAGGATCACCGCTTTGTGATTTTTATGAAAAACTAAACTTTTATGGACTGCAATCTTTGATTGGTCGCACGGTTGCAGTTCGTGGCAGTTGCCTGATTCGCTTTCGCATTGATGAGCGCCTAATTAAGCAAGGCCTTCCCCCACTCACCTTGCAGGTACTAGAGCCAGACTGGTTGGATATGTCGAAAGACAATGGCTCTAGTATTATTTTTGGCAAGAAATACGATGATGATGGCAAGCTAGAAAGCTATTTTATCAGAAAGAATCATCCGGGCGAAAGCGACTGGCGCCAGTCGCAGCTAGGGTCTGATGAAATCCCAGCCTCCGAGATTTGCCACGTCTACGATGTGCGACGCCCTGGCCAGGCTACTGGTGTTCCATGGGGCGCCTCGTCACTGCTTACGTTGCGGGATATTGGCGATCATGCCCAGGCCCGCATGTTGCTGGACAAGCTGGCCTGCTGCTTCACTGCATTTATTACAGATTCAGACCCTGAAAATGTTGTCGCTCCTTCTGTTGATCCCAGGAATCCAGATAGTGCAATTGCAACCCTTTTTGAAAAAATAGAGCCTGGCGCGATTGAAGTATTGCCGCCAGGAAAATCGATCGAATTTAGCAAGCCCCCAGAGGCTGGTAATTTCATAGAACTGCAACGGCACCATCTACATTCAGTAGCAGCAGGTTACGGCATCACGTTTGAATCTTTGACTGGGATTCTGTCTGATGTCAATTTCTCAAGCGGCCGAATGGGATGGATTGAGTTCCACCGAAACATCGGACACTGGCGCTGGAACATCATGATTCCGCAGTTCTTGGAGCCAGTTTCTAGGCGGCTTGCTGCTGCCGTGCAAATGGCCGGCATGGCCAACCGGGTAAACGGTCGGATGATCTGGACGCCTCCGAGGCGGGAGATGATCAACCCGTCTGAGGAAATCAAGGCGCTGGTCATTGCGATCAGGGCCGGCATCTTGAGCCTGTCCGAGGTTCAGCGGTCGTTGGGCTATGTCCCTCAGCAGGTGCTTGCCGAGCTTGCCAAGGACCTCAAGGGCGCCAGAAATGTCCATGGGTTGGTGCTGACGGTGGACGCCAGCCAGACAAACGACAGCGGCGGCCTGCAGGTTTCCAACACCCCCCAGCCGACTACACCCCCAGCCAGCGAAACTTCGGATTTGGTATCATAGAATGATGCCCGAACCCATGACCACAGCAGCGGTGACACTGGCAACAGAAAGTCAAACCTGCCAGCGAATGGCCCTTGTCGCCCCATCTTCTTGGGATGAACAGAGCCGGACCGCCACAGTGGTCATTTCAACTGACGCCGATGTGGGCGACGGTGTCCAGCTGGTTCACGAACGCTCGGCCATTCGTTGGCCAGGTCGTCCGCTGCCTATGGACATTGACCACCAGCGCACCTCTGCTTCGTGCTGGGGAGCGATCACGGCGATGGACCTGGGCCGTGCTGAGGATGGCAGTAATGCCCTAGTCGGCACGGTGCAGGTGGATGGCCCCGATGAGGCCATAGCGGTTGCCATTCCCCGCCTCAGGAATGGATCTGCGCGTTTTTCTGTTGATGCGCGGATCTACAGATGGCAGCGTGCTAGCGCAGATCAACCCCTTGATCGAGCAATCGATTGGGAGCCGGTTGCTGTCTCGCTGGTGATCGCCGGCCAAGATCCAGCGAGCGTGATGCGTTCGGTGGATGCAATAACAGAATCAACCCTTGCGGACCCCCCGATGTCTACTGCAACTGAAAAGGCCGGGGGCGACCCGGCGGCCACTGCTCCAGCTGAAACCGCCGTGACACAACCGGCTGTTGTCACCGCTCCTGCTGCTGCTCAAGGCTTCGATCCTGCCCCTGACGAGCTTGCCCGAGAGCTGCACATTCGCCGGGCTGCTGGCGCTGCGGATCTCCCCGAAGCTGCCGTGCAAGACCTGATTCGATCCACTGCGGGGAAGGACCTGCCTGGCATTATGACGGAGGTGGTGCGAGCTGCTCGCCTTGCGATTGAGGCAAAGGCCCCTGTCGATGCTGGCCATCCCGCCAGGATTGAGGTAACCCGCGACGCTGGCGATACCTTTATGCGCGGCCTGCAAGAGGGCGTTGACGCTCGATGCAAGGCGGTGAAGACCCCGACCGACCTGGGCCGCCAATATGCCCGGTTAAGCGCGATTGACATGGCCAAGGAATACCTTGAAACCATGCGCGGCTTTAGCCGTGTCGATGTGCGGATGATGGGCGTCAATGAGCTAATCGACCGAGCATTTCATACGACGTCTGATCTTCAGAATGTTCTTATGAGCAGCGCTAATAAAACACTTTTAAGGGGATACGAGGAAGAAGAACAAACCTGGCGGGTATTGGCCAATCAATCGGACAATAATGACTTTAAGCCCAATTTTGGGGTTCAGCTAAACGCCACTATTGTACCTGAAAAGATACTTGAAAATGGTGAATACAAGTCTGGCACTTTTAGTGATGGCAAAACTACCTATCAGCTTAGCACTTACGGCAAAAGCGTAGGCATCAGCCGGCAAATGCTTATCAATGATGATTTATCTGCTTTGAGCCGCATCGCCCCGAAGCTGGGTGCGGGCTGTTCTTTGCTTGAATCTAATTTGACTTGGGCGCTGCTTACTGAGGGCAGCCTGGGCGCCACCGTCAGCCTTGACGGTAAGGCGTTGTTCCATGCCGACCACAGCAACACTGGTACTGGCGCTGTTGGCATTGCCGGGCTTGATGCCGGCAAGGTCAAACTGAAAAAGCAAACCGCTCCTTCCGCCCCCAACGAACCCAAGAGCCATCTAAACCTGACACCTGCCTATTTGATTGTGCCGCCTGAGCTGGATACTGCTGCATCTCAGGTTGTATCTTCGGCTCTTCTGCCCCAATACGCGCCTAATGCTTTGAATGCCGTCAACCCGTTTGCCGGATCAATGCAGGTAATCAGCGAAGCTCGCCTTTCTGACGATTCCACTGCTATGTGGTATCTAGCCGCCAACCCCAGCCGGATTGACATGATCCAGTTTGGTTACCTGGCTGGCGAAGGTGGGCCCACGATTACCACCACCGAGAAGCGCAACCCTGACGGCGTAGAGATGCTGGTTCGCCACGACTTCTACGTCACCATTGCCGACTGGCGCGGCTTCTACCGCTCTACCGGCGTCTGAGCTGAATGATCGTGAGCCGGCGCCACCGGCTCTTCCCCCCCCCATCCCCGAGGTAAACCCTTGAAAAACTACGTTCAGGAAGGAGAATCACTCCCAATTGTTGCGCCTTACGCGGTTTCTAGCGGTGGCGGCGCCTTGATTGGTTCGGTGTTTGGAGTTGCTGCCACTGATCTTGCCAGCGGCGAAGAGGGAACCTTTCATCTTGAAGGTGTTTTTGTTCTTCTTAAGGCTACCGGCGCTGCTGCAAGCCTTTACGCCAAGGCGTACTGGAATGACACCAACAAGAACGTGACAGCATCCGCCAGCGGCAACACCCTTATTGGGGTGTTTGTGCCAGCAGCTTCTACCCAGACTGCTGCTTACGCTTCTGGCGACACTTCAGCTCACGTCCGTCTCAACGGCCACTTCTAATGTCCTGGGCAACCCTATCGGCTAAGGCTGACAAGGTAGCCCTGGATTTTATGGGCGGCGTCAGCGTAATTGCTGGCGCCGTTTCTGGCCGTGGTTTTTTGGAGGAAAACAAAGAGCTGGTCTTTGATGATGGGGTGGAGGTTGTCCCATGGCTGCTGAAGATCAGAACCGCAGAATTTGGCCATCTTGATTATAACCATTCGCTTGTGGTTGATGGCATGGCATTTAAGGCAACAAGGGCGCCCGAGCCACTGCCCGGTAGCGAGCCTAGGGCGCTGAGCTGGAGCATGGTGAGGCTAGCCCGCACCACAGCCATATCCATCCCCCTAGTCTCCCGCCTCCTCCGCACCGGCTCCGGCCAGTTATTGGTTACCGGCTCCGGCCGTTCGCTGCAAACCCAGCCGTCCTAAGCCATGACCCAAACGCCGATCACGATTTCCCAACTGCCAGACCTGGGTAGCGTCCAGGGCAGCGACCGCCTGGTGTTGGACCGCATCGGCGCAGCGGTAACGGCCGGGGCGTTTGTTGTTGGGCAAGCGTATCAAATTATCAGCGTAGGCAATACCTCTTTCACAGCAATTGGCGCCGAATCAAATACAGTTGGTGCTTATTTTGTGGCTACTGGTGCGGGCACTGGCACCGGCACGGCGGGGCCGATCAATACAGGGGATGCGCCGCTGTCGGCGGTGCTGGCGCTTGCCCCTGTGCAGTCCGTGGCGCTGACCCCCCCCAGCGGCTGGAGCACCAGCAGCGCCAACACTGCCGGCAGCGTCACCCTCACGCTGGGCCTGCCATCGGGATTCAGCCTGCCAAGCAACAGCAGCCAGACCAACTGGGATACGGCCTATTCAATGCGCGGGCAGTGGACCGGCGGTGCCACGGGGCTCAATGCCGCCACTGGGCGAGCCAGCCTGGAGCTGGGGTCAGCGGCGCTGGCGGCGGCGGGAGATTTTGCTACCTCTGCCCAGGGGGCTTTAGCCGCGACCGCTGTGCAGCCGCCAGGGTTGACCTCAACACTCGCCGCCTACCTGACCGCAGCCAGCGCAGCCAGCAGCTATCAGCCTCTCTCCGCAAACCTGACAGCCCTGGCGGCAAACAACGCGGCCTACTACCTGGCCCGAAGCAACCACAGCGGCACGCAGGCCCTAGGCACCATCAGCGGCCTAGGAACCGGGATAGCCACAGCCCTGGCGGTGAATGCCGGCGCCGCTGGGGCCCCCGTGCTGTTCGACGGGGCAGGGGGCACTCCCTCAAGCCTGAACCTGGTAAACGCTACAGGCCTCTCTCTGACGACTGGGGTGTCAGGGCTGCTGCCGATCGCCAACGGCGGCACGGGCACCGCCACTCCTGGGCTGGTGGCCGGCACACATGTAACCATCACCGGCACCTGGCCCAACCAAACCATCAGCGCCACGGGCGGCGGTGGTGGTGGCGGTGGCGGCACCGTCACCAGTGTTGGGCTGAGCTTGCCGGCCCTGTTCACTGTTACCGGGTCGCCCGTCACCACGTCGGGCACCCTGACCGCCACGCTGGCGGCCCAGTCTGCAAACCTGGTGTTAGCCGGTCCCGCGACCGGTGCAGCAGCAGCCCCGGCGTTTCGGTCCCTGGTGGCTGGCGACATTCCGACGATCACAGCTGGCCAGGTTTCAGGTCTGGGCACCCTGGCCACCCAATCGGGCACCTTCAGTGGCACCAGCAGCGGCACCAACACGGGCGATCAGGACCTCTCAGGGCTGGCGGCCAGAGCCAACAACCTGAGCGACCTGGCCAACACAACAACCGCGAGGGCTAACCTGGGCGCTGCTGCTGCCGCTGACGCTGTGACCGCTGTCACCCACGGGTCTAACGCCAGTACAGCTCGGCCGTCAGGAGTGACAGCGGTCTACTGGATTGGGACCGTAGAGCCTGTTAATGCTGTGAACGGCGATCTCTGGATAGGTGGCATCTGATGGGGCTAAAAGTAAAGGAAGCTGGCGTTTTCGTTGATGTTGGCAGTGGCGGCGGAACTACTCCCGTACCCGTAGACGACTGGGTGCGTCCGATCGCCTGGCCAGCCATGCCAACGGTTTTGGCCAGTGAACAAAAAATTGTTGGCCTTTATGCTGTCTGGCCCGGTGATGGCACGGGAACTGGCGGGAACTTTTTTGCATTTAATGCACAAGGCGCATATACGATAAACTTTGGCGATGGCACCACTACAAATTTTGCAAGTAATACGCAGGCAAACTATGAATTTGATTTTAACAATGCGGCATTGGCGGGAACTGACAAGCCGGTAACTTTCACAGCAGCCACCAACACGATAAACTTTACTGGCCATGGATTTCCCGCTGGAGCT